CGGGCGGGTCCGGGTCCCGGTCGAACGTCAGCGGACGCGCCGCCCTGATCTCCAGGACGGACGGCTTCGGCGGGTCCTCCTTCACGCGGCGGGGCATCAGCCGACGTCCCCGATCATCACCGCCGAGGTGGTGACGGCGTGGATCGCGACGTTCAGTTGACCCTCCGCCACGCAGACCACCGCGTCCAGGCTCTCGGCGATCTCGACCTTGACGCCCGTGATGAGGTCCAGCGCCAGCTCCAGGCGCTCCGCGCGGTCGAACTCAAGGTCGGCGATGTGCTCCGCGAGCTTGAACAGCTTCTCGTTCTTCTGGTCGATCGGCATCGGTCCCTCCGGATGGATCCTTACTCACCGCGGGCGCGGGGCGCAGGAGCGCCGTCCCCCGGACCAGGCCGTCCACGCCGCGCATGAGGACGACCCGGACGACCTCTCCCTGGCCGTGGACCCAGTCCATCGCCGCCGTCTCGTCGTCGAACGACGGGAGGTGGACGGCGATCAAAATGGCCGCCCGCGCCGCGCGTCCCACGCGACCTGTTCCTCGAACGAGAGCGCGTCCCACCGCGCGCACTGGCGGTCGACCAGCCGGTGGCGCAGGCGCAGCTGACCGTCACGCCCCAGCGCGACGTACCACGCCCGAGCGCGCCGGCCACTCCTGCCGTCGATGTCATTGTGGTGACCCTCGCAGCCGATCGCGCCTTGGCGGTCAGGGGCGCGGCGGCCGGCGCCCTCCTCCAGGTGGAGGTGCATGTACTCGCGGCGCCCGTCGCAGGGACCCAGCTTATCGAAGTCGACCAGGCCGAACTCGACGGCGTACGCGGCGACGACATCGCACGGCCAGGTGTGCGCGTACGCCATCCGCCCCCACTCGCGCTCGCGGCGCGCGTGCTTCGTCTCCCGCGGCGGGTGGAGCCGGCGGCGGCGCGCCCGCGCGCGCATCATCTCCCGCGCCTCCTCGAACGTCGCCGGCCCGAACCTACCCCGCCTAAGCGGCTTCCGCTTCTTCTCCCGCTTGACCGGCTTCGGGCAGGGGTTCACGGGAGCCCCGCCAGCTTCGCGAGCGCCCCGGGTACTCCCGCCATGACTCCCCCCGTCAGCAGCGCCCAGAGAGCGCAGCCCCACCATGGGCGATCGTCGTGGAAATAGTCGTCGAACGCTTCGAGGTAGGCGACGAGCGCCGACGCGAACATCCACATCATGAACCAGGTCTTCATCGCGCCCGCTTCCCGTGGATCACGCACCGGACCCGACGGCCGTCCCACTTCCCCGGTCGGCCGCAGCGTGGGCCGCGCCCGGTCCGGTAGGTGCAGGCGTAGCCGCAGACGGAGTGGTTGAGGGGGAAGCCGGCCGGTGCGCCCATCAGAGACCGACACCCGGGTTGTCGCCGGCGAAGCTCGGCTCCGGCGAGCGCGCGTGCTTCTTCATCTCAGCGAGGAACTCCTGTGCGCGTTCGCGGACATCGAACGAGGCGTCAGACTGCGCGATCCGGAGTGCCGCCAGCCCCGCCCAGATCAGCGCCGCGGCGACCTGGTCGCGGTCGTGGGCGTCGAGGAGACACGCGGCGCCGCGCGTGAAGCAGTCCTGCGCCCTCCGGAGGAGACGCGCTCTCTCCGCGTGCGGGTTCGGCTGGTTCGGTCGGCGCCCGCGCTTCAAGCGACCTCACCCCACGGGACCCACGGCGCGACGCGCGAGAGGAGAGCCCTCGCCTCCTTCCGCGCGCGCGGGTCGTTCCACTGTTGGTTGAGGCCCGACGGGTGCGGCAGCGCGACGAGGATCCCCTGGGCGCTGAACGCCTCCATCTTCGGGACGCCGAACGCCGCCTTGACCTTCACGCCCAGCATGACGACCACCTTCCAGCCGGGGTACGCCAGGATCTTCGAGGCGTGCGCCCGCGCCTGGTCCTTCTCCCACTCCGGCTCGCAGAGGTTCGTCTTCGCGATCTCCTCGTACGTCGCGTCCATCAGCCCCAGGTGCTCCCGGAGCCGGTTCCCGCTCGCCTGGCGTGGGAGGTGGTAGAGCGCCATGTCCGCCCCGCCCCACGGGTTCGACTCGCCGACGAGAAGGAGGCTCACTCGACCGGTTCCTTCCCGACCTTGTCCAGCCGGTCGAGGAGCGCGCGTCCCCGGTGGATCTCACACGAGCAGTCCGTCCGGAAGCACCTCGTCGGCGGGCGCTCCGGGTCGAGCAGCACCCGGAGCAACTCCTCCATCTCCGGCGCCGCCGCGCGGACGGCGGCGGCGCGGTCACCGATCGGGCACACGCAGCATCGCGTCTGGACGTCGAAGCACGCCTGGTAATGCTGGGCCATCTACTGGTCTACCTCCACGCCGTAGCCGAGCGCGGTGCTGGCGGCGCGCGCGCCGCGGATGAACGCGTCCAGCTTCCCCTCATCCCCGAACGTCTCCCGCCACTCGCCGTTCGGGAGGTAGACGACCACCGTCCAGGCCGCGAGCGGCGGGCTCGCCTCCGGGACCACCAGCGGCAGGACGCGGACCGCGATCGCGCGTCGGGGCGGCGGAGGGTCGTCCTCCATCGAGATCACCACGGTCGGCAGCGCTCCGTCCCCGCTCACGTCGGCAGCGCCTCCTTCAGCGGGCAGTCCGGACCGCACGGGTCGTCCCACCCGGGCGCAGTGATGAACGCGGCCCCGGTCCCGTCGCAGGCGTCGCACCCGGCGACCTCGACGCCCATGGTGAGCGTCCCCTCGCCGCCGCACTTGGCGCAGTCGATCACGACGACGCCGTGTCGCTCGACCACGTGGTCCAGCCGGCGGTACTGAGCAGCCTCGTCCCCGATCGGCATCAGGCGGCAGTCTTCTTCTTGGACCTCTTCGCCGCCTTCTTGGCCTTCGCCTCCACGGCGATCTTCTTCTCGACGGCGTCGAAGTTGATCCCCAGCGCCTTGAGCGTCTCCCCCCAGACCGGCTTCGCCGGATTCCACTTGCCCGGCGCGATCGTCCGGAGGGCCAGCTCCAGCCCGAGACCGGCGACCTCTGCCGGCGCTGCGAGAGTCTTGAGGTAGGCGAGCAACCGCTGCTCGACGCCCGTCCCGCGCTTCCCGTCCTCCAGCCCTCGCCGCCAGCTGACCGCCATCTGGACGTCGTTCCACGAGCGCTCGACCAGGGCGTGGGTGAGGAGGCGGAGGACCTGGGCAGAGGACAGGACCTTGAGCTTCTCGACGGCCATCATGACCACCTGGCTGACAGCGGCCGCCCGGCGCCGCTGAGCCTCCTCCTGGCGCTTCTGGTTGTCCGACGACGGGTTGTCGCTACGACCCGGGGCGGCCGCCTTCGACAGCTTCGCGACGTCGGAAGCCCTGACCAGCTCCACGATCGCGCCGGTCCGGTCGTCCTGCGCCAGCGAGACCGGCGGCCGGTTCTTCTTGCCGAGGAACGTCCGGATCTTCTGGTACTTCCCGCCGACGTAGTCCTCGTCGTCCAGCTTCTTGTACCCGCCGCCGTAGCCGAGCGCGGACTGCGCCGCCTTCCCCTCGAGGACGGGCGTCCCGCCGGCCTTCGCCTCCCTCAGCCGGACCTGCCAGACGGCGTCGAGCTTCCCGCGGTAGCAGACGCGGTCCACGCAGAGGTCCGCGCGCGCGGCGTCCGGGAACAGCTCCCGCTGCTGGCCGGTCCGCTTCGGGCACGTCGTGCACGCGCCGGCCTTCTCCACCAGCTTGGCGTCCGTCACGTCGAAGGGCGCCTGGTCCAGCCGGAGGAGGTAGGTCGCCTCCAGCCTCCTCTTCGCCTCCGCCGCGCTGACCCCGTGGTACAGGCTCTTGAGCGCCTCTGCCTGGAGGGCGACGGGGACGCGCGCGACCAGCACCGCGACGCCCAGGGAGATCTCCTCGTCGTCGAGCGCGTCGCGCCCCTCCTTGCTCAGCTCGCAGAGCTTCAGGCGCTGCGCGACGTGCGTCACCGGGCGGCTGACCTTGTCCGCGATGTACTGGACGGTCTTCCCCCGCTCGACCATCCGCTTGAAGCCGTCCGCCTCGTCGAGCGGGTGCATGTCCTGGCGGTGGACGTTCTCGACCATCTGCAGCTCGAACACCTCGTCGTCCGTCAGGTCGCGGACGATCGCCGGGATCGTCTGCCTCTTCGCCATGACGGAGCCCGTGTGCCGGCGGTGGCCGAAGACGATCTCCCACCCGCCCGCCTTCCGGACGCGGACGATGATCGGCTGGATGACGCCCTTCTCCCGGATGGACTTGACGAAGTCGTCGTCCGGCTTCTTCTCCCCCCGCTTGCGCGGCTGCGACGGCGACTTGTGGCACTTGTCGAGCGGGAGGAGGACGACCTCCTCGGTCTTGTTCTCGGCGGTTCTGGTCATCGGTTCGGTTCCCTTCCTGTCAGCTCACTACCACGGCCAGCCGTCCGCGAGCCACGCGGCGCCGGCGACGATCATCATGACCCACCACCACAGCGGCGGGCCGTCGTCGGCCGGCGCCTCCACGCGCGGCGCGACCCAGCCACCCGCGCGCGTCGGCGCCCGGAGCCCGGTCTTCACCCTCACGACGTCTCCGACTGGCGCTTGCGCAGCGACGCCGCGTGCTCGTCGATCAGGACCTTCGTGACGGCCAGCGACAGCTCCTGGGGGGCGTTGCCCAGCTCCATGTCGACCACGTCCCCGTGGTCGTCGACAACGCCGAGCCGGATGTTCACGCGACCCGGGATCGGGTCGGGGAGCATGTCGACCTCGCGCACCTGGTGGTCGCGCGGGCGCGGCTTAGAGATCTGGATGACGACCTCACCAGACTTCGCCGCATAGCTGGTCGTGTCACTCGGGAGGTCTAACCTCTCTGGCGGCTCCGTGGTACCAGCGCGCCGAAGGATGTCGGCAATCAAGCGGCGCCCCTCCTTAGTCGATACGAAGATCGACCTGAAGTGCTCCTGGAGGACACCCGCGCAGACGTGGAACATCTGCTGGTCCGTCAGCCGGGACGGGTTCCCTCCAGTGTCAGTCGGGTCACTCACGAGACGGTCCTAGTGACGTGGTCAGCGCAACGGCTTCCTCTCCGCGTGTAGCCGATGCAACCCGGGACGACGCAGTTCGCGTGCCCATCGATCGGAAGCGGCGGGAGTGGCATGCCGAACGCCGCGAACGATCGGTGGTCGGCCTGCAACTTCTTCAACGCGTCCAGGCGCTGGCGCTTCTCGTCCTCGTCCATCGTGCCCAGATCCTTACTCACCGTCACGACGGGAGGCCGGCGGCGGTGTTGAGCCAGCGCTCCACCGCGTCCTGGAGGTCCTTCTCCGCCTCCATGACCTCGTCGAGCTTGAGCATGCACGCCTGCACGTTCGCGGCGGGACCCTTGAGCGCGTCGATCAGGATCGAGAGCTGGCGCGCCGACCGCGCCTGGCGCCGGAACAGCTCCTGGACGTGGCCGTCCGTCCGGAGGTCGTCGCTGTGCTCCCGGCACGCGATGACCACGATCGCGCCGATCGTCGCCTTCTCGATCTCCTCGTCCTGCTTCTGGCAGCCGACCTTCGTGCACGTCATGAGGCTCGTTCCTTCCCGGAGTACGCGTCGTCGATCGCCGTGACCCTCACCAGCTCCTCCGGCTTGAGGCCGTCCGTGGTCAGCCGGCAGACGTGGCCGGTGGACTTCCAGTCGACCGACGCCCCGTGCCAGTGGTGCTCCACGATGTCGGCGGCGATCCCCAGCGCGCAGATACCACATGGCAGTACGTCGCGCAGCTTCAGCGCCGTGCTAGCGACGTCGCCGGCCTTCTTGATGTCGAGCGGGTCCCGGAAGCTCACGACGTCGGGTCCTGGTGGCGCCCGTACTCCTCGAGCTGGCGCGCGATCTCCGCCTTGCGCGCGTCCATCTCCTCGCGGGTCATCGGCTTCACTGGTGGCTCCGCCGGCGGGAGCGCGGCGCGCGCGGCGGCGTGGACGCGCTCGCTCTCCAGCCACGCGGCGTGGCGCTCCAGCGCCTCCCGGGTCTGGCGCTCCTCGCACTCCTTGAGCCGCGCGTGGACCTCCTTCCCGCCGCACGCGTGCGGGATCGTCGGCTTGACGCGCGCGCCGCGGAGGCTTTCACCCTTGCAGACCAGGACGCGCCCCTCGCCGGCGACGCGGTCGAGGACGCGGTTCCCGTACCGCTCCTCGAACTCGTCGACGTTGAGATTCGCCGTCATCACCGTCTTGCGCCCGCGGCGGTGGCGCTCCGTCACCAGCTCGTCGACCAGGCTCGCCAGGAAGCCGGCCTTGTCGAGGTACTCCTGGCCGAGGTCGTCGAGCACCAGGCGGCGCGCGTCGAAGAGGACCTCCAGGTCTCGCGGCTCGTACTGCTTGACCCGGGAGAGGGACTTCGCCGTCCGCCAAACGAGCGTCAGCGGGCGCGGCGTGAACCACCGGCCGTTCTCCCATTCCCAGTTCCGGAGCTCCAGGAGCGGCGACAGGAGCCAGCGCGTGCCGGCGAGCGTCTTGCCCGTACCCGGTGACCCGAGGAGGAGGAGCGCGCCCTCCTGGTGGTCGAGCGCCGCCGTCAGCGCGTCCGTCGTGACGAGCGGCCCCGTGGCCTCCCGCAGCTCCCGCGACGTCAGGCCGATCCTGACCGCGCGCGCCTCCAGGACCTCCATGAAGATCTCCCTGTAGTTCATCGCTTCCTCAACCGGTCCATCCCGGCGTCCCAGTCCTTGCCACTCTTCACCACGGCGTACCCGACGGCGCGCGCCGGAGCTGACCCGGTCACCCGACCTGCGACCCAGTCTACCCACTCGTTCGACCGCTCCGCGAACCACTTGAACGGGTGACTCGCCGCCGCGACGCTACCGTTCATCGCGAAGTACACCGAGAACACCTTCGCCGCCGACGCCTCCAGCGCGGCCCGGGGGGCGTCCCCGATCTCCTCTAGGCGGTCCGTGAGGTCGCGCGCCGCGCGACTGTCCGTCTCCCCGCGCCCGTACTGGCGACCCTTGGCCTCCCAGAACGCGGCCCGGAACCGTTCGAGCCAGCGACCCCCGGACCATCGTTCGGACGGGGTCGTGGCCGCGCCAGGCGACGCGGGAGCTGCAGAACCGGGTTTCACGAGCGTCTCCCCCTGGGTCGCCTTCGGCTCGTCCTGGCGTCGTTTCCCCTCAGATCCCCCTGGGGGATCTGAGTCTGGATCTGGTTGTGGTTGTGGATGTTCGGAACCCCCTTCGAGCTGCCTTCGGTTCGCGTCTAGTGATTCCGATAGCTTAAGTTGAAAACCTGGTTGCGCTGACCCCATCTTGGCGCGTCGCGATTCGGCGCTCGCCAAGCCACCACGGACCGACGCCCCCTGGATCTGGCGAGCCTTTTCCACCTCCCGGACGACCCGGTGCTGGACGAGCTGGTCACCCTCCACGTGGAAGAAGTGGGCGATGATCCCCCACACCTTCATCCACCGGCGCTGGGGGCAGGCGGCGATCCGGGCGAGCTGGACGGGGTCGTTAGGCAAGCGCCCCCCGCGCTTCCAGGCCGCGAAGAGGAGGAGGAGGTAAGCGCCGTGCTCCTCGCACGACAGGTGGCTCGTGTCGGCCAGGTAGTCGCCGACGTAGAACGGCATGAAGTGGTCCGCCTTCCCGCTCATCGGGGGAGCCATCTAGGGACTGCTCCGGGGCTTCCGTACAGATTTTTTCTTTCCCCCTTTTGTCCCCAGCTCGGTCCCCAGGTCTTTCGGTTTCTCCGCGCGCACTTCGGCGGGAACGTGATCCGTGCGGACGTGCGCCGCGTCCTCGCACGGGTTGAGGCCGACCGCGCCCGGGAAGACGACCGGCCCCCCGCACGTCGGACACGCGGCCAGTTCCCCGAGGTGGCAGTCCTGGCAGCGGATCGGGACGCGAGCGTCAAGCATGGCGGGGCAGTAGTCCCCTTCCGAGTGGCGGACGACGACGACCTCCCTGGGTGGCGGGAGCCGAGAGGAGCGAACGTTCCATCGGCTCGCGCGCCGCCGGACGACGCACGCATCGCACAGCCACACGTGGGTGGTCCACTCGCGGACGACCTCGTAGATCCGGACCGGTGGGAGGGTCACTGTCTACTTGGTGACGATAGTCAGGCGGTCGCCCAGCTCCACCTCGACGTACCGCCGCTCGCCGTCCGAGCGCTTGAACGTCCGGAGGAAGCCCATCTCCGTGAGCGCGTCCAGCTCCGCGTAGACCTGGGGGTGGGCGCATTTGAACCCGGCGTCCGTCAGAGCGCGCGTCGCCGCTTTCCCGTTCAGCCCATCACCGGAGAAGTCGCTATCCAGGATCATGCGGGCGAGGCGGCCGCGGAGGGACTTCCCGTCCGCCGTGATCGTCTCCTTCTTCACCTCGACGCGGAGCTCCGGTCGCTCGAGCAGGACCTTGAGGAGCTTGGGCTCCATCGTCCGGAGGCGGTCGATCACCGCCTCCGTGACCTGGGTGACGTTGACCATCCCGTTGTCGACCCCTGGATGCGGCGGCGTGACGGTCCCGAGCATCGGGCGCTCGTCCATGGTGACGGTCCGGACCGGGTTGTCTATCCGCTCCACCAGGCTGGTCACCGCGTCTACCAGCCTGTCGAGTTTCTTCTCCTGCTCCGCGTTCATCTCATCCTCCTCATTCAGTCGTTCGATTCTCCTCAGCGTCTCCGGTGACACGAGGATCGGCTCTGGCTCCCACGTCTTCAGCGTCTCTACCGGCGGCGGCGCGGGTAGCGCCCCGGTCGCGTCCCACCGGTCCATCTGGAACCCGCGGCGCTGGGCGTTCAGCTTCTCGCCTTCGAGCATGAGGTCGTGACCAACGATCGTCAGCGCGATCGCGGTGTCCACGTCCTCGGCGCCGCGCGCGATCTTCTGCGCCTTCTCCGCGTCCATCCACGCGGGCTGGACGTACGTCTTGACGGTGCGCTCGCCCCAGCACGCGAAGAACTCCCCCCGCTTGAGCGTCGCCAGGTCCTCGGCGCGCGGCTTCTTGATCCCGGCCGGGATGTGGGCGAGCGCGCGCTTTACCTCGTTGACCTCGCGCTGGACGCCCATCAGGTAGACCGACGCCTGGCGGACGATCTCCTTCTCGGCGCCGGCGAGGTCCTGGCTGTCGAGCCAGAGGAGGTTGCCGATCCCGGCGCCCTCGCGCGCCAGCGAGACCGCCGCCATCTTGACCGGGCTGTTGCGGCCCTGTGGGATGTACTTCCAGCTCTCGGGGAGGATGACGGTGACGCCGCGCTCCTGCTCGTGGACCCAGGAGAGCATCGACGAGATCACCAGGCCCTGGACGTTGACGGGGAGCGCGCCCAGGTCGACGACGCTCAGGCCCTGGCGGAGGTAGACGCGGTCGGCGAACGTCACCCTGGCGAGCACGGGGAGGACGGCGTCCAGGTACGCGCCCAACACCATGTAGACGTCCTGGTCCATCGAGCGCTTCGACTTCGCCTGGAGCTTCGTGAGGTTCCGGCGGACGCCGGCGAGCGAGTCGGCGCCGCGGACCGCCTTCATGATCCACGCGCGCTCGAAGCGCATCTTCTCGCGCGTCTCCGCCTCCAGGACGGACGCGACGAACTGCCAGTCGGTCCGCTGGCGGAAGTACGGCTGGATGATCCGGTCCTGTCCCACGAACGCGCCCTCACCCCGCTTCGTGCGGAAGGCGAGGGCGCGCATCGAGCTGGCGCGGGAGACGAGCGCCTCCAGCGTCGTCGTCTTCCCGGAGAGCTGGGTCTGCCCGGTCACGATCATGTGCGCGATCGGGATGTCCACCGGCGCGCCGGTCCCCACCTCGTAGCCGAGCCTGACGTTCATCGGACGATCCGGGTGATGGTGACCACGGGCTCAGGTTTCCCCGTCACGTGGTTGCGACCGTCAAGCTCCACGTCACTAGCGAACTCGTAGCAGTCGCACCCCTCGACCACGACCGGGAGGTCTGCGGCGTCCTCCCGGTCGATCAGCGCCTGGAGCTTGGCTACCAGCTCCCGCGCCGTCACGGCTTCACGCGCTCCGGGAGGAAGTTGACGATGACGTCCGCCAGCTCCACCACCGCGCTCCGGACGTGCTGCTCGATCCCCGGGTAGCGGTAGAACGGGACCGGCTGGTAGTCCTTAATCTCGACGACGCGGCCGACGACGACGTCGTTCTTCTTCTGGTACCTGGCCAGGAAGACGTCGTAGACGAACTTGTCGGCGCCGAACATGTCGAGGTACGCCCGCCACTGGAGCGAGTCGAGGTAGTACCTCTCGATGTCGAGCTTCTCCGTCAGCTTCTCGTCGTGGACGACCTTGCCGTCCAGGCCGTCGACCTTCCCCACCAGCGTCACCAGGCCGGACGGTGTCTCGTAGATCTTCTCCCCCTTGACCTCCCGGAACGGCGGGAGCTGGAACTGGTGGTCCAGCGCGCCGAAGTCGAAGGTCCACTCGCCGGAGTTGACGGCGTAGAAGTCTCCGCCGCCGGCGGCGGCCGTCTCGAAGAACTTCGCCAGCGCCGACCCCGCCTGCATCTGCGGGGTGGGCTCCACCTTCCGGGAGAGGTCCGCGACCAGGTCGGCGGTGAGCGGGTCCTCCTGGCCCTTCCAGTACCGGAACGTCTCCAGCTCCGTGACGGCCATCCGGATCATCGCGGCACCTCCCATGCCAGCCCGCGCCGCTCGGCCTCGGTGACCAGGTCGTCGAAGATCAGCGGCATGATCTGCATGGTCGCGATCTCCTGTTCCACCGCCATCGCGGCCATCTCGCCGGTCATCGGGGACGACGCGTACGCGCACGCGATCAGGAACTCGTCGACCGTGACGAACTTGCGCCTGAGCATCCGGAGCGTGTTGACGAGGTGGCTGTCCTCCATCTCGCCGACGAACATCTTCCGACCGTCCTTCGTGGTCCAGATCCGCTGCTGCGCTCCGGACCGCGGCGGCGGCGCCGGCGGGTCGACGAGCGACGCCTGGTACTCCCCCTCGGACTTCATCGGCGAAGCCCCGCGACGTCCCGGGAGCGCCGGTCCAGCTCCCGGCGCGCGTTCCACTTCAGGTCCGGGTCCATCGTGGCGTTCTTCAGCATCCAGCTGAGGAACCCCGCGTCCACCATGCTCCACGGCTGGCCGCGCTGAGGACCGATCGGGATGCGCGGGAGGAGCGCCGGCTCCACGCTCCACACCAGCATCTCCTCGACCGTCGTGTGGCGGAGGAGCATGGAGAGGACGTGGGCCGTGACGTAGGCGTCGGGGCCGGCGCGGTGGGGCGGGTGCGCCAGCTCCGGGATGATCCCCAGCTTGTCCTCCATCCAGTAGCGGAGGACCTGGTTCTTGTGGGAGGGAGCGTCGGGCCAGATCCGCAGCGCCGCCTTGTACGTGCAGAAGATCGGCATGGTGCCGAGCGACGGCGCCAGCCACTTCCCCTCGAACGACGCGTTGTGGGCGGCGAGCGCGCCCACGCCGTCCGCGCTGGCGTGCTCCACGAGCTGGCGCGCGTCGAACGCGACGGCGCCCGCGATCTCCGCCGGCGTGATGTGGTGGACGGCGCGCGTCTCCGCCGTCAGCTCCTTCGCCCCGCAGAGGAACGACCGCGGCTTGCACGGGACCCAGACGCCGTCCGGCGCGCGGACGACGTCGCAGGTTCCCACCTCGATGACCTCCGCCGGCGGCTTGTCGCCGCACGTCTCGAAGTCGACCACCCTCAGGAGGTCCACCTCAGCCCTCCTGCCCGGGGACGCGCTCGCCGCCCGTCGGGAGCTCCGGCTGCTCGGCGCCGGCGGCCTTCGTCTTCCCCTTGCCCTTCGCCGTCGCCTTCTTCGCCATGTCGGCGGGGGTCTTCGGCGTCTCGTCCGTCTTCTCCTCCGCCGGCTTGTCCGCGGCGGCCTTCGCCTCCTCCTTCTTCGGCTCCTCCTTGGCCGGCTCCGCGCCCGGGACCACGACGAAGACGCCCTTGTCCTTGTCGAAGCCGATGCCCAGGTTGCGCGCGGTCGTCACCAGGATCCGCTTCGCGTTCTCCCGGACGCGCTCATCGATCTCCTTGCTGACCGGCACCAGAGCGTCGAAGTCCTCCGGCTTCTTGGCGCCGTCGACCTTCAGCTTCCAGTCGGCGAGGAGCGCCTGGACCTCCATCTGCTCCGCGGTCTGCTTGTTGATCGCGTCCTTCGTCGCCTTGATGATGCCGGCGAGGAAGCCGCTCATCTTGTCGAAGTGCGGGACCTCCATCGGCTCGAGCTGGCCGGGGTTCTTGCCGAACGCGACGTCGCTCGGGGAGAAGTTCAGGATCCGCTTCCGGTTCTCCATGTAGATCCGGCCCATGGCATCGGAGACCTTGTACACCTCGTTCTTGCTCCCGCCCTGGATGTCGAGCCGCTCCGTCTTGCTCTCTCCGTCTTTCTGCTCGTCCATGTGGGCGAGGAGGACGACGTCCAGGCCGAAGCTCCGGAGCTTGTTGAGCCACGCGACGAATGTCGTCTTGAGGACGCCGTAGCCCTGGAGGGAGAGCCCGCCGGCGCGGTTCCCGTTCTTCACCTCGCCGTTGAGGATCGAGACCGTCATGTGGTCGAGGAGGCGGCCGACGGTGTCGATGACGGCGGTCTTGTAGGGCGCGAAGTCAGCCTGGTCCATCTTGTCGACGTCGGCCCAGTTCTGGATCAGGACGGTGTCCTTCCGGTTCTTCGCGCGGTGCGCGGCCTGGTCGAAGTCGAGGAGGATCGGGTCCTCGGCGGTGTAGCCCATCGTCGTCCGGCCGAGGCCGGGCTGGGCGTACAGCGTGGTGATAATGGTCTTGACCTGGATGGGATCGATCGAGCGGGTGATCTTCAGCATGGTGACTCCTTGCCTAGAGTCTTACTCACCGAGCATCCGGGGACTCCCCGACGGGTCTACGCCCGACGGGATCGCGACTGGAGGAAGCTCTCGGCGCGGTCCCAGTCGGCGGCGTCCGCGAAGACGTAGCGACCGAACTCCAGGCCGGAGACCTCCACGGCGCTGAGCCCCAGCGCGTCCGCCGCCTGGCGGAGGGACACGCCGAGCGCGACGCGGTGAGCGCGGAACAGCTCCCCGCGCGGGCTGGGCGGGTAGGTCGGGACCGTGAGGTCCTCGTAGCTGCAGGAGCCGTCCGCGCGCGACACGAACGCCGGTCCCGTCCGCTTCCCGGTCGACGCCACAGCCTCCACGGCGAAGCGGCTCATATTCGACTGATCTCCTTCAGCTCGTCGAGCGTCGCGAACCCGTTCGCCCACAGCCACCCCTGGACGAAGCCCAGCCAGCTCTGGGCCTTCTCGTGCTCGTTGTGGGGGAGCAGCTCCGTCTCGATCCGGTCGCACATCCCGATCACGTGGCGCACCCGAGCGTGCCACGCGCTGTTGGACATGACCGTCTCCGTGGTGACGAGGTTCGCCAGGCGCTCCTTGCACCAGCGCGCGGCGACGACCGTCTGCTGGCCGGTCACGGGAGCGCCCTCACGCGGTCCTCCGGGATCCAGCGCCCCGCGGACGTCTCGACGAGGCAGCCCTGGACCGGACCCCAGGACGTCTTCATCCCGGAGCGCTTCCACTGCCGACCGCATGACCAGCTCTCGTACGCCCAGGCGAGGAGGAGGACGATCGCCAGCATCAGCAGGCCGACGATCGCCTGGATGCCGGCGGAGCGCTGGTCGTCGTCCGTGGGCGGCCGCCAGTTCGAGTCGAACGTCACGACGCGACCCCGGCCGGGAGCTTCACCTTACCCAGGACCGCGACCCGGAGAACCCAGACGTTGCCGCGGTAGCGGAACGACACCGGCTTCTTGACGGGAGACCGGAGGCGGTTGCTCCTCACCCAGTCGTAGATCGTGGTCGGCGCCACGTCGTAGTCTGCCGCGAGCGTCGCGACCAGCGCGTAGCCCCTCCGCTCCATCGACCGGACCAGCTTCTCGTCCGGCTGCGGACCGTTCGTCGTCCTCTTCTTCGCGGTGGTCATGCTGCGGCTTCCTCTCCGTGGGTCATCACGCGCCGGTCCCGCCGGGCTCGGTCGTTCTTCATGACGAGGTTCCTCAGGCGCGCGACGCCGTTCCAGGCGGCATTGCGCGTGGGCTTCCGGCGCGGGGTCTTCACCCCGGGCGCGATCTCCTTCAGGAGGTGGGCGACGTTCCGCCGCGTCTTCGGCGGCATCGACAGGGAGTGCGCGAGGACCCGCCGGACTACGCGCACGCGGGCGCGCGTGCGGGCGCGCTCCGCCAGGGCACCCTCCAGCATGTCCTCCGGCGTGGGAGCTGGCTGAGCCAGGCTCGCCATGCTCTCCGCCGTCGGGTGGTCTTCGTCGTCGAGGTTTCCTCCGAACGGGACCACGGACGGGATCGTGAAGACGCCGACCCGAGCCGCCTTCCCGCCGATCCGGTACGGCGCAAGGAGGTGCTTGATCTCCTCGGCGATCTGGCGCGTCGCGGCCGCGAAGTAGTAGCCGCGGTTTCCCTTGAGCGGGAGGCGCTTCTTGCGGTGGGTCTCTATCACGGTGAGCACCGCCACCGACTCGACCTCCTCCAGCACGCGCTCCGGGGCGCCATAGCGCTTGAAGCAGGCGCGCATCATCCGCCCGAACTTCAACACCTCAACGCCGTCCATCATCGTCGGCCGGGACGGGAAGCCGAGGCCGAAGAAGAGGTACCCGTCGCGGCGCCCGGCGATGAGCATGCTGATCGCCGAGACGCTCCGGTACCTCCGGCCCTCGTACTCGAAGCCGTCGTGGCGCACGACGACGACGTGCTTGTGACCGGCGAACGTCCGGACGATCTTCGTGCCGACCGGCGGGACCCTGACGTCCGTCACCGGTCACCGTAGAGCGCGACGACGGCGAGGTTGCGCGCGCGCTCGTTGATGGTCTGGTCGTCCAGGACGCAGCCCATCGCGATCGGCGGCGCCACCAGCTCCCCGATCTGGACCATCGACATCCACGGGACGTCGAGGCGGAGCAGCTCCGCCAGCACCACGGCGACCGTAACCGTCACCACCTGCCCGCGCAGCGTGCGGAGCGTGTCGGTGATGGTGGTGACGAGCCGGGTCGGATCTGCGACACTCCGGTCGAGGGGTTTCTGCTCGGCGGTGGTGGCCCCTCCCGGAGTCTTCGTGCTTCGGTGGTCGTGGGCGCGCCCCGGGTCCCCCTCGGGGCGCGCCACTACCTTGGACGCGTTCGGCGGTGTCTGCATCGGCGGTCTCCTTGTTCCCCCGGGTCGTCCCCCGACCCGTGATACCTACCCTACCCCCGTTCGGGGTGTCCGTAAAGTCCGGTATCGGTACAGTTCGAGTCAGCCCAGGAGGACGAGGGGCGTCAGCTCGATCTCGACGCGCGGGTTCTTCTTGTCCAGCAGCGGCCGCGAGCCGTCGTGGCCCACGATGAGGCGGTCGTTCACCACGACGCCGGCGACCTGGAGGACGTCGCAGATCGCGGACAGGAAGTTAACGAGGTCTCCGTGGTTCCTCTCCCGGTAGACGAGCGCGCGGAGGTTCACGGTGACGGCGATCGGCTGGAGGCGTTGCTTCGTCTTCTGCCGGATCAGCTGCGGCACCGCGCCTTCCGCCCACGCCTCGAACGCCTCGGACTGGACGCTGAAGGTGCGACCGCCGCGGCGGACGCGACGGAGGTGGTTCTTCTTCGTCCGCGGGCAGCCCTCGATGACGAAGCGGACGAACGAGAACTCGGGCTGGACCGGCGTCACCCGGCGGCCTCGATGTCGTCCATCAACCGCGCGAAAGCTGCTGCGTGAGTCCGTCCAGCCGCGCAGACGCGGCGGAGGAATAGAGGTCGTTCGTCTTCCGTAAGTCGATCAACGATCCCTCCAGCTCGGCCAAGCTCGGCAAGGAACGCGTGATGGATCGTGGTCGCGCGCGCCAGGCGGAGAGCCGTGTCGCTCGGGAGCTGGGCTCGTCGTCCGGGGAGGTGAGGTGGGACTGGTGGTCGGTGGCGCGGCGTGCGTTCTTCACGTGGGTCGTCCTCCAGCTGCAGTGGGTCTCGTGGCGGCGGCGTGCTCTCGTCTACCATCTAAGGTCTCCCGGCGTCGTGTGGGGCTTCGACTCGGTCGATCGTGGTGGACGCCACGCTCGAGGTGACGGCCGGTAGAGGTTCGGGTGAGATGCGGGCGGCCATCTTGTTGGCGACGACCGTGCCGAGCGCGCCCATCGCAGCGAGCACGGCCGCGCTGACGTACTTCTTCATCGTACCGAGCGTCTTCTGCTGTGCCAGGTAATGGCGCTCGATCTCCAGAAACCGATCGTCGTTCGCCTTGGCCGTCGCCAACTCGGCCCGCATATCCCTGATCTCCCGTCGAAGGAACTCTAGCCGCAGGGCCACCTGGAATGCTGACAGCGCCTCCGTGGGAGGGGAACTGTCGTGCAGGTCGGCCATGCCGCATCATCGCCGCTGAGCGTCGAGACGTCTAGGCGTTCGGCGCTGGTGGGGTTCCGCCGGCCTCGGCGCGCCGGGCGGCCTGCCGCGCGGCTGAGGTCTCCGTCTGCGGCCCGCGCGCGAGGACGCCGAAGAGGGCGCCGGCGAACGCGACGAGGATGATCGCGACGTGCCTGTGCCCGTCCCCCCAGGCCGCGGCGTGCGAGCCGACGAACCCGGTGGCCATCATCGACAGCGTGGCGCATACGGCGGAGACCCTGGTCGGCACGGCGAACGGCTGGTAGCCGAGGTAAGCCAGCAGCGAGGCGCCCGCGGCGAGCAGTTCGCTGACGCCGGGCGGGACGGACCAACTGCCGAACGTCGTGACGCCGGCGGCGGCCATCACCAGGAGCGCGAGGACTGAGAGTGCGACCTTCAACTTGCCCATGGCCGTCATCGTCGCAGGCTGCCGGCGGCGGCGTCAATAGGCTTCCCGGAAGTCCGACGATCAAGGTGGGTTCTTGTCCCATCCGAGGGCGGCCGTCACGAGCCGCTGGTTCTCCTCCTTCTGGAGCCACGCGTGGAAGCGCTGCACCAGGTCGTCGGCCCCGGCCAGGTTAGACCCGAGGTCAACCAGGAAGAACCGGAGGCTCGCGAGGACGAACGCGCGCTCCGTCGTGCGGCCGCGCGCGACCGCGATCCGTTCCACCGTCTCCCGCGCCACCTCGTAGCCGACCAGCGTGCCGTACCTCCCGGTCGTGTCGGTGGGCGGCACCGGTACCGGGACGGCCTGGACCTCCGGTGGCGGGTCAGCCCTGGTGGGCTCGTCCTCCCCGAAGTCCTCCCAGTCGTCGTCGCCGATGCCGGGCATTGGCCAGGTAGTCCTGCTCTCAGAAAGGTGAGACCGGCGTCAGCCGGAGCTTGAACGAGAGCTTGAGCGTCCCGCTGACCGACGGCCCGCCGCCGCCGCCGTGCAGGCCCAGGCCGAACTTGTCCGTGGTCGCCGCGCCGAAGTTGCTCACGAGCGCCTCCTGGCAGCCCGTGCTAGCCGACGTCCAGGTGAAGACGTTGCCGCCGGCGCCGTTGAGCGAGATGAACCCGGTCAGCGTGCCGCTGGTGATGGTGTTCGTTCCCACGATGCAGGCGTCGGCGACGGAGTAGCGCGGGAGGGTGCCAGCCATCGGGTACTCGACCTTCGTGGTCGAGGCCGGGAACACCGTGTCGTGGGCGGACACCGACAGGTACTGGTCGGCCGCGTTGATCGTCCCGATCATCCCGGACGTCAGCTCGACGTAGTAGGTCAGCTCCGCGGTCGGGGTGGCGTTGAGCAGCTCGCCCGTGCCCGTCACGGACGGGGGCTGCGTGATGACGTAGCCGCCGCCGGTCAGCGTCGAGGCTCGCACCTGGGCGCCGGCGAGGCGGACGTTCGCGCCCACGGCGTCGACCACGATGTTGCGGTAGCTCGTGCCGAGCCCGACCACCTGGCTCTGGATGTTGAAGTCCGTCCCCGAGATGAACGCGCGCACCTGGTCGTAGTTCGTCGCGCCGATCATCCCGCTGCCGCCGGTGTTGCGCCAGGTGACGAAGCCGTCGTTGGACACCATGAACTGGTCCGTCGAGTCGTCGATCCGGATCTCGTCGCTGGCGGCGAAGTCGGTCCCGCCCGCGTTGCCAGAGAGGACGCGGTGACTGTTGGGCATGGCCTCGGTCGATAGCAGGCCGGCGGCGGAGGTCCTGGCCAGGCCGTTGGTCAGGCTCGACATCGTGACGGTCCCGTTCGTGTTGAGCATGAGCTGGTTGTTGTTCGTGGTCCCGTTCGTCAGCCACCCGGCGGCCAGCATCACGGGCCGGTCGGTCCCGGTCCCCGCCTTGCCGGAGGCGATGACGAACGTCGACCCCGTCGCGCGGATCGCCGCGACCTCGTAGTTCACCGTGTCCGCCGGGTAGTCGGTGGCGAAGACGTTGAGCGCCGAGATGTTCCCCGAGACGCCGGTCCCGCGCGGGATGACGGACAGCGCCGAGCCGACGTTCGTCCCCGTGTTCGGGTAGACGAACAGCTGGCCGTAGTTGGCCGCGCTGTCCGGGTTCATCAGTCGGGTCGTCACGCCGGTCGTGCCGGGCCCGACCACGATCGCGCCGGTCGCCTCGTTGAGGCTGGTCCCGATGCCGCCCACGAGGATCCGGCCCTTGGTCCCGCTCGTGGTGCTCGAGAGCGTCAGGTCGTTCGAGGCGGCCGTCCCACCGACCACGGACTGGCCGCCGGAGACACCGGTCGACAGGTTCACGGTGACGTCCGTGCGCGTGCTCCCCCCGTTGTCGACGGCCGTCAGACCCGTGGACGCGTTCCAGGCGCCCCGCTGGGTGACCGGCGTCCCGGCGTTCTGGATCGCCTGGTAGAAGGCAACCCCGCCGCCGGTCGAGGCGGAGGTGATGCGGCCGAACGCGTCGACCGTGAGGTTCGTGTTCGTGTAGCTCCCGGGTGTCACGGCAGTGGCGACCAGGTCGAGGACCGGGGTCGTTCCTAGCGTCGAGCTGATGCGGCCGGCGGTCCCCGAGACGGACGACACCGCCCCCGTGACGTCCGCGACCGGGATCGTCGCCGAGACCGAGAGCTGGCCGGTGGTGACCGTCGCGGAGACGTGACCACCAGCGGAGAGGTCTGGAATCTGCACTGCGCCGCCGTTGAGGGCGCGCAGGCGAGCCGTGCCGGTAGACCTGGTCGCGATGACGACGTCAGCGCCTGCCGTGTTCCCGGCGTTGTAAAGGACCAGGGGAGCGCCTGCGGCCAGCGGTTGGTGCCAAAGATAGCCGGCGCTGCCCGTGCCCAGTACGCCGGGGAAGCCGGTGTTGTTGGCGCCGGCGGTGCCGAACGAGATAACCGAGCCAGAACTTCCGTTGTCAGATCCAGCGATGGCGGCGATGGTGGCGCTGGCCGCGGATCCGGTACTCGAATTGGAAAGGTTCACCTCAGCGTCGGCGTTGATCGACCGGGCGACATGCAGGGCCGAATTAGATGGCAACGGGTTCGTCGTGAGGCCAGAGACGATCGTGCCGTTGGTGGGGTCGCGCCAAAACGTCGTTGTGCCGTTGAGCGCATTGCCGGCCGAGCCGAAGCCGATCTCGGTGGCAGTCAGGCCGACCGACGAACCAGGGATCGTGGTAACGCCGACGAGTTGCCCGGACCCGTTTCGCTCGACGAAGCTGTTTGCGGGCACCGCGTTCCAGGTCAGCAGCGTCGGGCCGCCGGTCTCGTAGACCGTGGACGGGAACGGCGTATTCGGCCCCAGCACCGTATCGACGACTGCGGGCAGCGCGGACACCGCGTAGCTCGTCGACCCGATCGTGATAGGCGAGCCGTCCGACGTCGACCCCGCGACGAATGGCGGCAGCGCCGTGACGCTCTGGCCGTAGTAGAGCGAGCCGCCCCACTGGACCTGCACCAGCTTCCCGCTGTTGCCCTTGCCGCTCATGCCGTTCTGCATGAACGCCGCGCGACCGTTGCCCACCACCGTGATCGCCGGCTGGGTCAGGTCGTGGAACGCGACCGCCGCCTCGATGGTGAAGTAGGACCAGTCGTTGACCGTCACGCGCGCGCCCTGGAAGACGATGGCGCCGCCGATCCCGCCCTGGCCGAAGAAGGTGTACGTCGCCGTGCCCGTGCCGATGAACCCCCCGCCGATGATCGTGGGCGGCGTCTGCGTCCCGAACGAGACGGCGCCGCCGGCGGAACCGAGGTTCACCATGCAGTTGGTCTGCGCCGCGCCGATGGTGATGAAGTTGGTCGAGTGCGTGTCGATCCAGACGCGCGAGCGCAGGGGAGCGTAGCCGCGCGGGCCGCCGTCCTCGATCGCGTTAGTCGCCTCGATCGCGCGGAGCGTGTCGAAGCGGACCTGGTTCGCGTCCGCGAACCCGAACGTCTGCGGGGGCATGGTCCACATGTGGAACGCCGAGTAGGCGTTGCCGACGGTGAGCGGGTTGCTGGCGAAGGTCGCGGGACCGACGTTGTTCATCGGGACGGTGATGCGGACGCACTTCGACCCCAGGTCCTTGACCGCATACCAGTGCCGAGTCGCCGTGACCGTGCGCCGGAAGATCACCCCGTTGGCGAGGAGGCCGCTGGCCGTGAACGACGTCGGGATCGACGTGTCGCACAGCTCGACGTCGTCGGCGGCAGGCGTCGCGCTGCCCGCGGTGTAGGTCGTAACGGCGCCAGTAAAGAGCGTGTTGTCGATCGCGGCGCCGCCGAACCCGGTCGTGGCGCCCAGCGACCCCAGGAACGTGACGTGCGCGCCGAGCGCGAGTCGCGTGTTCCAGGCGTGCGAGTCCGCCGCGGAGACGTCGCCCAGGACGTTGATCGTCGTGTCCGACACGACGTCGGCGCCCCACCAGCGGCGCTTGATCTCGCCGACCGTCGCGCAGGCCGTCGCCGCGCTGGTGCACGCCGCCGCGTTCGACCCGTTGACCGTGTCGACGTACCAGGCCGTGGCCAGTGGGAAGTCACTCCGGTAGCTCGGTCTCGTCGAGTCTGACCGGAGCAACGTGGTGGCTGCTCCGACGCTGCCGAGCGCGGTGGGTCCGACCGGCGTCGACCCAGAGTACAGGCCGGAGATGCTACCCAGCGGGATCGCCGACGTGAAGGTCAGCGCCCCGCCGGCCATGCCGAGGAACTGGCCGTTCGCGCTAGCGACGATGTCCGCGACGTTCGCGATGCTCCCGCCGGCGACGCCGACCACCGACGTCGCCGCGCCCTGGCGGAACTTCGGGTTCGTCACGACGTTGGCGCCGAGCGTGAACGAGACCGACCCCGGTCCCGTCGCCGTCCCGTCACCCGTGAGCGCCGTGATCGCCGCGGGCGCGCCGCTGATGTCCACGTACGGGATCGTGGCGACGGTGGAGATCGTGCCGTTGAGACCGCTGCTCTTGGAGTAGCCCGCGCCGGGCGTCACGAACTGGAGCGCCACGGCGCCGCTCGCGCGGTCCGGGGTGAGCGGGATGCCGTAGAGCTTGAAGTTGTTCTGGTCCTGGTCGGCCTGCGCCACGGTGCGCGCTGCCGCCGGCGCCGCCGAGAGGACCAGCGCCAGCGCGACGCAGAGTCGACCGAGCCTGGTCACTTCCCCGGACCGCCCTTCTTGAGGTCAGCGCGCGCCGCTGCCAGCTCACCCCGGAGCTTGGTCACCTCGTCGGTGGCCGCGTCGAGCCGCGCGACCGTCTCCGTCGTCACGTCCGCGCTCGGGGCGTAGTACGGCGGCTTGCCGGAGACGGGGATGACCAGCTTCATCCCGCGCGCCTGGGCGACGCGCGCGATAGCGACGTTGATCTGGTTCTCCATGACGCCGGCCGATTCCTTCTGGCGCTTCACCTCGACCTGGTACGCCTGGTTCGCCTTGCCGGCGGCGACCATGAGCGGTCGCTGGTCCTCGTCCTTCAGCTTGTCCTCGATCGACTTTCGGTACGCCTGGTTCGCGCGCTCCGCCGCGGCCTTCAGGTCCTCGACCTTGGTGTTGCCCTCGTCGGCCGCGACCTTGAACTCCTTGCCGGCCCTCGACTCGGCGACGACCTTGTCGACGTCCACGAAGCCGACAGGGCCGCTGTCGGAGCAGGCGCCCACTAGGAGCGCGCCCACTAGGAGCGCGGTGATGGTTGCGAGGACGGCGGTGGTCTTGTTCATGCCGGCGATGATAACAGCCGGCGGCGGGTCGCGACTACTTCTGGAGCATCCCGCGGAACGCGTCCTCCTCGTCGACCCCGGTCACCTTGGCGGCCGCCTTCACGGCGTCCAGGGACGGTCCCGCGTAGACGTGGAGCGTCTTGCCGTCCCAGGTGAACTTCAGCATCACGTCCCGGAGGTCGAAGCCCTGGAGAGAGAGGGCCGTGGAGACGACGGCGCGCAGCGTGTCGTAGTCCTTGATCGGTCCCTTGGCCCCCTCGTGCTCGAGCATCGCCTTGGAGATCGCCTCGGCCACGCCGGGGCGACCGAGACCCCTCTTCACGGCCTCCACGCGCGCGCCGACGCCAGCCTCCCGGAGCTGGTGGTCTACCTTCTTGCGGACGCAGAGGTCCTTCTTGAGAGCCTTGTGTCGCTCCTTCCGGATCTCCTTGCGGACGCGGCGCCTGTCTCGCTCCGTCGACATCAGTAGATCGCGTTTCCGGTCTCGGTGTTGTTCCGGATCTGGAGGCGGGCGACCGCCAGCTTGGTCACCACGTTCGTGGCGGTCGTGCGGAACATGGGCTTCACCGGGACCGCGCTCCCGCCGGCCGGCGGCGCGATCAGGATGGCGCGGTCGACCACGGGCGCGGCGCCGGGGGCCGCGTCGAGGAACAGGCGGACGCGCGCGACGCCGCTGTCGTTCGCGTTGGCGCCGCGCAGCTCCAGGCGGACCCGGTGCTTGCCGTCGTCCTTCGCGATCCCAGTGTCGTCGATGTGCGACGACCCGGTGCCGCCCTTCGTGTAGAGCTCGAAGTTCGCGTGCCCAGGCCGGCAGACCAGGGCGACGCCCTGGACGTCCTGGGTCACGAACTCGGTCGTGACGCCCTGCTGGCTGACGGCGGTGAACCCCTGGGCGCTGTTCAGGCCGCTCGCCGTCCCCTGGCTCATGAAGCCCCACTGCATCACGAGGTCCGCGTCGTCGTCGGCGAGGAGGCCGTAGGCGTGCTCTACCGACTCGGAGTTGGCGGTGATGCCGCCGGTCCCGGTGGACAGCAGCAGGCAGCTCGTGCGCGGGTAGAAGATGGACGTCAGGAACGCGAACGGCGCCGGGTCGGACAGCTCGACGCGGCCGGCGGCGGCGCCGGAGATCGAGTAGTTCCAGCGACCCGACCACGCGCCGTTGGCGATCGAGTTCTTGAGGACCATCCCGACGTCGTTCCAGTCCTCGTTGACCTGGAGGACCTGGCCGAGGTCGTTGTAGCCGAGGTGGTCGACCACGCCGCGCGCCTGCAGGAGCGCGTTGCGGTACCGGGCGATCGCCTGGCCGACGTCGGCGGAGTTTCCGAACGGCGCCTTCAGGAACTGGACGTAGTCGGCCAGGGCCTTGTACGCCTGCGCCCACGTCGCCGCGTTGGGGGGGTCCGTGTCGATGGGCAGGTTGACGACCAGGGCGACGTCGTCGTACGGCGGCGCGGCCGGCGCCTGGGTCGCTGTCGGGTCTGCGGTGTACGGCGTCGGCATCTCGCCCTCCTAGGGTCCTAACACGAACGACGACGTCCCGTCGCCAGGGATGATGCGCACCGAGTTACCCCCGAGGTTCGGCTCCGTCCCGAGCAGCCGGCCGGTGGGCCAGCCGAGCAGCCGGCCGGCGAGGATCACGGCCGCGCCGTCGTAGTTGTCCTTGCTCTGCCGCCACTGGACGCACATCGCGGTCAGCAGCGCCTGTCCCGGCGAGACCGACCCGTCGCCGTTCGGCTGGAGGTTCGCGTGGTCAGCCGTGAAGACCACGCCGAAGACGGTCCAGAAGTCGTCGCGCCAGTCGAACGTCCAGCCCGGGTGGTTGGACCGCGTCACGCAGTTCATCAGCGAACCGAGCGTCAGGTCCGCGATCGTCCCAGAGCTGCCGGTCAGCTTGGAGTAACGGCCGTTCTGCTGGACGACTACGAAGTCCGCGAACCCCGCGATCGCCAGCGCCCGCAGGAGCCCGTAGTGGGCGCCGCCGTACTTCCACTGCTCCCACGCCACCAGGAGCCGGGCGGCGTAGTTGGCCGACGTCTCCCCCGACCCGCGCGGGAGGCCGCGGTCGGCGCCGATCACGGCGAGCGCGTCGTCCGCCGGCGGGACCTGGACCGGGTGCGCGGGGTCCGTGACGTTGTCGAGCGCGCCCTTCGTCGGGAACCCAGAGAGGATCGCCTGCCGCAGCATGTCCTCCTGGACGTCGAGCATCTTCCCGACGGCCGTCCACTGCGCGCGGCCCATCGTCCGGCGCCAGGGACCGGGGAGCTGGCGGGGCATCCACCTCTCGAACGGCATCTTCTGGACCGCAGTGTACCATCGGCGCTTCCCGCGACCCCGGTGAGTAAGAATCTCAACATGAAGACCATGTCGCTCGTAGTCATCCTCACCCTGTCAGCCTGCGCCGGTGACCCCCTCCAGGGGGGGACGGACGCGGAGCGCTACGCCCCCGCCGGGGACGTCACCAGCTGCCACGTCACGCGGTCGCCGACGGGGTGCGGGCCGGAGGTCCAGTGCTCCGGCGCGCTCGCCGACTGCGTCGCGCGCGGCTGCTGGATCTCGGGGACCTCGACCTACCTATACCCGGACGGGAGCTGGCGGGCGCCCTACCCGCAGCCGGGGACCTGGCACTTCGACGCGGGCAAGGTGCTCGAGAACGGCGCCCCCGCCGACGACTTCTCCTGCCCCTAGACCTCGACCCAGTTCAGGCTCGCCAGGTCCGCGACGACGGCGACGTCGTTCACGCCGAGGACCACGTTGGCCGCGACCCCGTTGAGGAGCAGGCCGGTCACGTCGATCACCCCGGCGTCGACTAGGATCTGCTCAAGCTTCGCCAGGCGCACCGTCCCGCCGATGTCCGTGTCGCCGCCGTACGCCGACCACGCCAGGTTCGCCGCGGCCTGGACGTCGGCGCGCTTCTCGCTCTTGACCGTGACCTGACCACCCGTGGCGTTGGTCGCGGTGACGGTCACGTTCGTGGCGGCCGCCACCAGGTCGAGGTCGCAGATCCCCTCCTGCTGGTCGATCGCCGTCTGCACGGTGGCGATGACGCCGCCGCCGAGCGGGGCGGTCCCGGGCGCGCCCGCGATCGTCACTAGCACGCGGCCCGGGTAGGTCAGGTCGGGTTGTAGGGCGACGCGCTTGACGGCGGCGTTCGCCTTCTTCGCCCAGGTCTTCCGCTTGTCGTCAACGATGGCGGAGGTGTCGTTCCACAGGTCGTAGCAGCGCTGGACCAGCGCCGCGTCGGTCTCGGCTGGAGTCCCCGGCCGGACGATCGGGCTGCCCGGCGACGTGAACGAGTAGACGTCACCCGTCCTGAAGCTGGGGTTCGACCCGCCGGCGTCGTTGGTGAAGTGGACCGTCACGGTCCCGATCACGAACGTCGCCGCCATGTTCTGGGTCGCGCTCCACGGGCCGCCGTTGAGCCGGTAGCGGAACTGCGCCGTGGTGTTCTGTCCGGAGCGGACGACCTGGACGTCGTACGCGGTCGTGACGGCGGGAGCCGTCCCCGTCAGCGTCACCACGCCCAGGCCGAGCGCAGGCACCGGCGTGGTCGTCACCGCGGAGAACGTCGGCGGTGCGTTCGTCGCGGTGACCCCCGACCACGGGACGGCGAGCTTGGTGAGGCTGTTCGGCCCGTCAGCGTAGAGCCGTCCCTTGCTCGGGTCGTTCGGCCCCTCCGCCTGGACGGTGACGAGGAGGAAGTTCGGGGCGCCGGTCGTCAGCGTCCCGCCCGTGATCGCGTAGTAGCGGTTTCCGGTCAGCGGGGATGTGACGACGAAGCTCGAGTCTACGACGAACGGTCCGTGGGTCCCGTCGCTGTCGATGCGCAGTGTCTGCTGCGTGAGCACCGCCCTGACCCGCGTCGTGTTGAACCTCTGATCGGCGACCAGGTCGACCCAGTCGGAGCTGGGAGCGAACCCGAAGTAGGGCGCGCCGACCAGCGCGGGGAACAGCTCGGTGAGGAGATTGTGGGCTCCGAGGGCCGAGTACTGCATCTGCGTCAGGCGCTCCGCGCCGGGGTTCCAGTCCGTGATCGGGTCCTGCCGCGACTGGAGGATCCCGATCATCAGCTGACGGAACTGGTCCAGCGTGATCGGGTCGAGGACCTGGCTCGGCGTCTTGCTCACGACGACGCCCAGCCGAGCGTGGAGGATATCGCCGGCTTCGCGACGGGGACGAAGCCGTCGGAGACGATCACGTTCACGGGCCACACGGCGCCGGCTGCCTGGAAGACGACGTCGCGGACGTCCACTGCGCCGGCGTCGATCAGGAGCGCGACGAGCTTGGAGAGGACCACCTCGGACGGGCCGATGTCGACGCTCGCGAGGTAGGAGACCCACGCGTCGTCGACGCGACCCTGGAGCTCCGCCAGGCTCTCCGCGCTCATGTCCGGCGGGACCAGTACCGTGCCGGTCGCGAACGTGAAGATCGGCTGTGCCGACTTGGCCTGGACGCCCTCACCGAAGTTCAGGCGCGCCTCGACGTACTGCTCGATCTGCTGGAGCGCGACGAGGTCGATCGAGCCGTGCGTGTCGGCGACCGTCGCCAGGAACCGGTTCGGGACCACGTTGTCAGGCGTGATCCGTATCCGGTTCACGGACGGGGCGACCTGGCTCACCCAGAGGCGGACCTTCCCGTCCATGACGTTCGGGGACTGCGACGGCCAGCGGTCGCGGCCGCGCTGCGCGTAGCGCGGGTCTGACTCGGGGTCGTTGCCCTGCACCCGGTTCGCGCCGCCGGGCGTCTCGAAGGAGAACACGTCTCCGGCGGCGAACGACGGCGCGGCGCCGTCAGTCACCGAGACCGACGTCCCGTCACCGAGGTCCTCGGCCGAGTGGATCGGCCCGCGGAACACGTAGTCGCCGCCGTCGACGCTCAGCTCCCAGGTCGCCGCGTCCACGTTGCCGGTGTCGACGATCCTGATCGCGAAGTCGTGCGGGAACGGCGCCACCGTCGGCTGCGTGCGGCGCGGCGCGATCCCGCCGGTCGACGTGCCGGTGTTCCCCACCGCGGAGAACTCTCCCCTGCCCGGGACCAGCGTCACGCCCGCGAACCCCGTCACCATCGTCAGGCTGCCGAGGAGGTCGGCGTACGTGGAGCCCGGCTGCTCCGCGGCGAACGAGAGGACGACGCTGCTGCCGGGTGACAGCGTTCCCGGGGTCGTGCTCTGGTACCGCTTGCCGGTCGGTCCGACCAGCCACACGTCACCCTCCTGGAACTCGTTGACCGGGGCGTTAGGTGTCGAGACCAGCGTCATGTCGAACGTGGTCTTCGTCGTCAGGCCGCGCGTGAGCAGGTAGACCTGCTCCACCAGGAGGTCCAGCCAGTCACCGGAACCCCATGCGAGGGACTGGCCGGCGGCGATCGTGGCGAGCTGCTTCGACACCGGGGCGTCGGCGCCGATCCTCTGGTCGATCGCCCCGCACAGCATCTCGACGAACGTCATCTCCGTCCCGGTCGGCTCCCCGGCCCACTCCGTGATCGCGGGGAAGCCGCCGGCCTGGAGGAGCGCCAGGAACTGGACCTTGAAGTCCGCCAGGGTCTGCGGCGTCAGGAGCTGGGTGAGCGTGAACGGCGCGCCCATGTCCTAGCCCACCACCGACCCGGACATGTTCTTCATCCGCGCGTCACTGGCCGCGCCGCTCGACTGGATCGTGATCTGCACCGGCACGACGCCCGTCGGGTTCGTGAAGGTGTTCGCCAGCTTGATCGGGAGGAACGAGGTCCCGTTCCTGGTCTTCGTGTCGATGAGAGTGCCGCCGCCGGGCGCGCTGCCGACGTTGACGAACGACCCGCCGACGTAGAGCCGGAACGTCGCCGTGCCGGACGCGGAGCTGGCCAGCATGTTGAAGTCGGCGCTCAGTGCCCCGGCCGGCAGGGCGCCCGCGTCGAACGTGAACTGCCACCACACCAGCTCGGTCCCGCTGTCGTCCGCCTGCTCGTCCGTCGCGCTGAAGGACTGGCTGGCGTTGCCGGCGGGACCAGCCGGACCGGGAGGTCCCGAGATGCCAACGCCGGGCGGCCCGGCGACCCCGGGCGGCCCGGCGAACGACGGCGCCGTGGCGGCTGAGAGCGCCAGGCCAGCGGGCGCGCCGGCCTGGCCCGCGTTGAGGATGTCGATCGAGAGCGCGTTGACGCCGAGCACCAGGTCGAACGGTCCGTCCGCCGACGCCACCTCCAGGACGACCGTGAGCGTGCCCTGGCCGACCTGGACGGAGGCGACGCAGTCGTCGACGCGCTGGTCCTTCAGGACCTCCGCCACGATCGCCGAGCGGAGCGCGGCGAGGGCGGCGGTCGTGAAGCTCTGGTTGAGAGCCCCCAGGAGGTTGAAGCCGTAGCTCAGGTCGTAGTAGAGCCCGCCGCGCGTGGTCGACAGCCGGCGGACGATCGCCATCGCCAGGTTCGCCTGGCCCGAGACCAGGCCCCAGCGGAGCCCCAGGTCGTAGAGGTGCTCGACGTCCGTGCCGTAGTCGACCGCCGCGACCGTCACGCTACTTGACCTTCACGCTGGTGGCGCCCAGCACGGCGTCGACCGGCGGCGTCGCCAGCGCCAGGGACACCCCGCTGACCCCGGCGCCCGTGCTGACCCCGCTGTGCGTGTGCGTCGCGATGAGGGCGAAGTAGGCCGACACCGGGACCAGCTTCACCGGCGCGTCCTCCACGCCGACCCCGCCCAGCGTCAGCGCGTCGGCCGCCACCTCCATCTGCGCCACGTGCTCGCCGCCTGCCCAGCTCCGGACGAACGGGCGCGCCGGGTCCATCTCCGAGAACTCGACGAGGACCGTGGTCCCCGCCGCGAGCGTCAGCGTCACGCCCGGGATCCCGTGGAAGAGGCGGACGCCGGGCATGCTCGGGAAGGATGGGTCCTCCGGCACGACGTCCAACCTCGTCACGCCGCCGCTGGTGACGGCCTTGACGACGCTGGCGAAGCGCGGGGCGGCGTAGGCGACCCGCGGGACCGCCGCGCGGATGAGCGCGAACAGCGGGGCCTTCAGCCGGTCGATCCCGATCATCTGCGTAGAGCATCGCTGCTCCCACCGCGCCGGTCAATCCTCGAACCAGACCGAGGTGCGGACGCTCTCCCCGTCCACGTCGTGCTGGACCGCGCTCAGGTGCCGCCCCTCGAGCGACTGGCCGGGGACCAGGGTCGGCGCGTCGAAGCCCAGCTCCGCGCGGCCCTCGTGCGGCAGCTCGTTGATGTCCTGGTAGTCGACGGGCGCCTTGACCCCGGCGTCCGGCCAGGTCTCGTAGCCCACCCAGACCGTCCCGTCCGGGAGCGCTCGCCAGACCGGGTCCACCAGGCGCCGGTCCTGCAGGAGCGCGCTCAGGGAGCGCCCCACGGCGTCCTCAGCGAGCGCGTACGACTGGAGCTGGACGGACAGGAGCCGGGGCGTCGCCGACGCGGCTAGGGCCTCGCCGGCGGCCGCCAGGAGGTCCTTCACCACGACCCCGACGGACCCGTTCGAGTAGAACTTCCTCCGGGCCGTGCGCCCCATCCCGGCTGCGCCGGGCAGCACCCGGAGGTAACCCGTCTCCAGCCAGTCACCGGCGCGGGCCGTGGTGCCAACGAACGTGAGACCCCCGTCCAGCGCGACCGTCACCTTGCCGCTGACGCCCGGGTCTGACGTCAGGACGTCGACCACCCACAGGCCCTGCCTCGGCATCGTGAAGCGCGCGCGGGGGACGGGGACGCCGTTGACCGTGCAGAGCCCCACCGGCTACTCCGTGCCGGCCAGGCCGTCAGGGTCAGCGCCACGGGGACCGAGGTCCGTCTTCGACGGCGACTCGCCCAGCCCGTTGTTCGCGCCGCTGGTGCGCGAGTCCTCACGGACGGGCGTGATGGCCCTGACCGTCTTCGACTTCTTCCCGGCCAGGGGGACGTACTCCACGCACTTGATCTTGATGACCCGGGTCTGCGGCACGGGTCCCATCTCCGGGACGGACACGCCGATCACGACGACGGCGTTGATGCCCCAGAGGTCGAGGGCGGGGTGGGAGATCGCGACCGCGAGCTTGGCAGCCTCCGTCTTCTTCGCCGGCTTCGTCCAGATCTGCGCGGCGATGACCTGGAAGAACGACCACTGCTCCCGGGTCCACAGCAGGCACTCGACCTCGATCGGTCCGGGGATGTAGCCGTTGACCGTGATGACGGCGCCGTCGGAGCCGCCGGACTTCTTCTTGTCGAACGCCAGCGTCGGGAGGCCGCGCACCTTGCAGAGCCCCGGGAGCGGCTGGCCGCTGACGTACACGAGGTCCCACGGGTTGGTCGCGAACGTCGGACCGGAACCGTTGAGCTGGGTGAACTCCTCGATGCTCCCCGGCTCCTGACTGGAGACGATCTGCTCCGGGTCCCAGTAGTCGATCTCACCGGCGCTTGACGGGGCGGGCCTGAGCGCGAGGGTCATCGTGAGCTACCAGTCTGCATCGCCAGCTGCTCGAGCGCACTCTGGATCATGCCGGGGACGATCTCCTTCGTCTTCTCGGCGATCTGGTCGGGGATGCTCTCCATGTCCGCGCCGCCCCCGCTGATCTCGTTCCGCTGCTGGAGGATGACCTGGATCGTCGGAGTCCCACCGCCGCCGCCAGCCCCGCCGCCGGCGCCGGGGAGAGCGGGCTCCGTCATCCGGCGGAAGGCGTTGTCCACCATGGCGGCGCTGTCCTCGACGCCGCTGGCGAAGCCCTCGGCGACGTCCATGCCCAGCTCCGCGAACAGCTGCGACGGGGAGTGCGTCTTCGTCTTCTTGCGGAACCCCTCCTCCACCGCGCTGCCGAACTGGTCGCCGACCATCCTGAACGCGGGCGCCCCGCCCTGGGCGGCGCCGGCCGCGAGGTCGTCCATCATGTTGTGCTTGAACTCGCCCGTCTTCATCCGGCGCGCCAACTCCGCCTTCGCCTTGCTGAGGTCGAAGTTCTCCGGCACGCGCGCGCCGCGGGACGGTCCTCCGTACTCACGCCGCGCCAGCTCGTCAGTGAACTTCTCGACGCCCATGAAGTTGACCACCTTCTCGAACGCTCCGAACGCGGTGCTAGCCGCGTGGTAGAGAGCCTCCAGCGCGTGGATGACCGGGCCGATCGCTGAGCTGATCGTGGTCATGGCGCCGGACACCTGGCTCGCGATCCCCTTCAGGTCGACGCCCTCCAGCTCCGTGCCGAGGGTGTCGATGATGCTGGTCAGGCCGGCGAAGATCCTCTGACCGCTCTCGCTCTCTGGTGAGAACGCGTCCGCCATGCGACCGACGAAGTCGGAGATCGCGGCGTAGCCCTTCGTGCCGGACAGCTTCTCACCGAGCAGCTCCGGGATCTCCTTCAGGTTCTTGAGCCGGACGTTGAAGGTCTTCTCCATGTCGGCGCCGGCGCCGCCGAGCGCTTTGCCCGTCTTGTTGGTGATGACCGTGTAGAGGCTGTTGAGGGAGGCGCCGACGTCGACCTTCCCCTTGTCCATCTGCTTCTTCAGCGAGGTGACGCCGATCCCCGTCTCCTTGGATAGCTCGTCGAAGAACGTCTTCTGGCTGATGCCGAACGGTCGCAGCGCGCGCGCGTCGAGCTTCCCCGAGGTCATGAGCCGGCGGAGCGCACCCATCGCGGCGTCGGCGCCGGCCTCCGGGTTGGCGGACATCGAGGCGAGGTCGATCAGCGCCTCGTTCGCGCGCGCCAGGTCCCCGCCCTTAAAGCCAGACTTCGCCAGCTCCAGGTTCATGTTCTTGAGCTGGTGCTGGGTGAACTCCGTGTGGTGCCCGATCTTCTCGATGTACCCGAGCGTCTCCTCCGCAGCTTCCTCGCCGAGTGAGTTGCGGAACGCGATGCCGAAGCGCTCCTGCTTCCGGGCGGCGTCCAGCATCTCCTCCCCGAGCGCGAAGACCTCGTGGGCCAGTTCCCCCGGCAGCTCCAGGAGCCTCTGCGTCCCCTCGCGGATGAACTCGAACTCGGCGATCTCCTTCGCCTTGTGGAGGAACGGCTCCATGCCCTGGTGGACGACGCGCTGGAGGGCGCCCATGAGGCCGTTAGCGTGGCCACCGTGGTCGTCGTGGGCCTTGCTGACCTTCCGGGTGTTCTCCTCGATGTGGCCGAGGTGGACCCCCAGGAGGTTCATCGTCTGGTCCAGCTTCCCGAGGACGCTGTCCATCCGCGTCCCGCCGGAGGTGTCGGCGTCGACCTTGAGGTCCCACTCCAGGGTCTCGTCAGCCACCGGAGCCCTCCTCGTCCTCGTCGCGGACCGGAGCTGAGGTCGTCGCCTCCTGGCGAGCCGACAGCCGGCGCGCGATGAGGTCCAGGTTCACGAAGGCGTTGGCGACCGCCTGGACGCCGAGCATCTTGTCGAGGTCATCCGTGTCGACCTCCCAGAGCTTGGCCAGCGCGTCGGCGGTGGCGAACACCCGCGGCCGGATGTACTCCAGCCGCTCTAGAGTTTTTTTACGCTGAACTCGGCGCGCGAGCCCGTCAGCTTGAGGAGGTACTTGCAGACCGACTCGACCAGGCCGGGCTCGGTCTTGAACTTCGCCAGCACCTCCTGGGGTGACGGGAAGACGACGTGGCTGAGGGCGAAGGCGCGGTTGACCGGAAAGAGGTCGTCGCCCGCGGCGCTCTGCTGCGCGCGGTAGGACTGGAAGTCCCCGGACTTCGGCGTCCTGACGACCCACTCGATCTCGAACTCCTCGTTCTCGAAGACCCTCAGGGTCTCGGTCGGGAACTTGGCCTTCAGCTCGTCTGCGTCGTACGGTTTCGGGGCGGCGGTGGTGTCCATGCCCCGAGGATAGACACAGACCGTGCGCCGCCGCAATGCCGAGCACGGCCGTTACCCTTCCCTACGGGGAGATCGGGACCGCCAGGTAAGCGCCGTTCTCGTTGATGTCGAGCATCTTGAACGTCAGCTTCTGGGTCGTGCCGTCCGTCCCCTGCTGGTTCGATCGCTGCGACTTGGTGATGCGGACGTTGCGCAGGATGTCGGTCACGATCGGCGACTCGAACTCGTGGTACTGCACCACGATGTCGAAGAAGGTCTCGCCGTAGCCGATGCCGCCGGCGCCGAGGGTCCGCTTCAGGATCTCCCACGCCGCCAGGTAGACCTCGGCGTCGCCGCTGGTCGTGTGGTTGCCGCGGGTGAAGCCCAGGACGTGGGGGTCGCTCCCGCGGATCTCCCCCGGCTCCAGGTCGGCCTCGTAGTTGATGGCCTTGAACGTGATGAGCGGGACGGGGATGTCCGCGAAGTAGACCTCCACCGACGCGAACGAGTAGGCGTGCCCGTTCACGAGCGGGAAGAGAGCGGTGATAGAGGGCGGCATCGTTGGGTCTCCTTACCCGGCGGCCGGGTTGCTGAAGCCGATCTGGGTGTCGATCACCTCCGCGGTGAACAGCGGCACCACCGACACCGTCACGGGCAGCGTCGAGGTGCTGAGGATGTTGGCGCCCCGGTCGACGGTCGCCGTCGCGGCCGACGCGTTCGCCGGCACCAGGCCGTTGGACAGCTTGGCGTTGACCTTCCTCTCGAACGCGGAGGCGTCGCGCTCGTCGATGAACCCGGTGTCCGGGTCGACGCGGAAGGACCCGTTGAGGTACGGCAGCTCGGCCCGGCGCGTGATCTGGCAGGCGAGGTTCATGACCCGGATGCGCTGCACCAGGTTGAAGTCGCTGCCCGGCGAGCACATCAGCAACCCGTGCGTCAGGAAGTACCCGGGCTCCCCGGGGAACTGGCGCGGGGTGGTGAAGCGGCCGCCGTCCAGGACGGTCGGGTCGAAGCCGGTCGACCCGAAGTTCGGGTAGATCCCCCTCGTGCTGGGGAGCGGCCCGCGGTCGAAGAAGCCGGCGTCCTCGCTCGGGATGATCGCCGCCAGCCGGCCCGCGTACTCCCAGGCGTTGTTCCGCCGGAAGATGCGCCCCGACAGCGGGCTCTGGACGGCCAGGTCCCCGCAGCAGGAGCTGACCCGGATGGAGACGAAGTTCTGGAACGCCGTGACGATCGTGGTGTCCACCTCGACGATCGGCGTCTCGTGGATCGCGAACACGAACAGGTACGCGAGGAACGCGAGGTTCATCTGCGTGGCCAGGACGCCCGCGATGGTCGCGGCGCCCGCGGCGTTGGCGGCCGCCCCCACCAGGTGGAGGAAGCCCCACGCGACCGGGGAGCCGAGCGCCACCGCGCACGCGTTCGTGACGTCCGTGCCGTTGAAGCCGGCGGTCGTCGTCGTGAACGTGTAGAGGTCACCCACCACGAACGCGGACGCGAACGTGAGGACGACCCCGGTGTTGGGCGGCTGGAACGCCCCGCCCGACGGGATGAGGATCGCGCCGGACTTGTTGTTGCCGCCGTCCATCGAGACCTCGAACTGCCCAGTGCCCGGGGCGCCGGCCAGGTCGACCGAGACCTGGACGTTGTAGGCGTCCAGCGGGCTCGACGCCTGCGTGATCCAGCCGGCCGTGCCGGCGCCGACCACCGTGACCGCGCCGAGCGTGGAGACCGTCCACACGTCGTTGAGCGTGTAGGTGTGGTCCGTGATCGTCAGGGTCGTGAGCGTCCCCGGGACCACGTAGGTGAACGTGCCGGCCGTGGACGGGACGGGCGTCCCGTAGACGCCGCCACCCAGGGAGATCGCGAACTGGAAGACGCCACCGACGCCGCCGGTGGTGATCTTCAGCTGCACGGTCTGGCGCGGCGCGAACGACACCGTCACCGTGCCGGCGCCGGTCCCCGTGTGGACGACGCCGGGGGACACGATGCCGCCGGCCGCGCTCGGGTTGATCGGCAGGCAGAGGATCGGACCACCGGCCGCCGCCATCGCGACGGCGGCGGCCTCCACGAGCGGCCCCTGGCCGAGCGTGGTCGTGAGCGTCCCCGGGTTGGAGATGACGTAGATCGTCCCGACGACCCCGTCGGAGCAGACGCCGACCTTGACCTGGGTGTTGGCGGAGGACGCCGGGAGCTGGGCGAGCCCCCCGTCCTTCACCGTGATCTTGACGTTGGGGATCATCGGCAGATTACCTCCGCATCGGGGCCGTACGCCTTCTTCACCGCGGCCAGGAACTCAGCCTCGGTCATCTCGTGGCCCTGCACCCAGTTGTTGTGCAGCTTCGCCGCGTAGAAGTGGATGAACTTCGGGTTGTGCTTCGGCGCGACCTCTCCGGAGCGGGCCATCGAGACGCGGACGCTGCGCTGTCCGCGCGCGCCGGGGGGGAGCTTCAGCGCGCCGCCGGGGTGGACCTCCGGCAGCATCCCGTGCTTCGTCGCCCAGTCTTCGACCGAGCGCTTCTCTGCCGCGGCGGCCGCGGCCGCGACGGGGTCGGGGGTCGCGATCGGGTCGGCGGGCACGGGCTGCTCGAGCTTCTCGCCCGGGTGGCGCGTGTCCACCGGGGTCGGGATCGGGTCCGCGGGGACCGGCTGCTTGTTCTTGTCCTTGGTTTCCATCACGCTCCTTGGGCAACGATCGGCATCGCGGTGACCTCGGCCAGCGTGTCCGCCTCGCGGGTCCAGGCCAGGTGGAGCTGGACGCCGACGATGACGAGGGTCCCGCGGCGCTGCGACGACGCCTGGGCCTTCGTCCAGTCCTCCGACGTCGCGGCGTACGACCCCCACGTCTCCTCGTGGACCGCGGCGACGAGGTGGTTCACGAGCTGCTCCGCCGCGGTGACGTCCTTCTTCAGGTCGTGGTCCACGTTGGCGTCCTCGCGGAGCGCCCAGACGTGGACCTCGAACCCGAGGAGGCGGCGCCACAGCGGGCGCACGGTGGGCATGGAGCGGTCCGCGCTGCCGCCGGCGAACATGGACGGGTGGTCCGCCGCCGGCTTGATGTTGGCGTCCGTCGGCCCGCGGCGCGGCACCCAGACGATCCGCGGCGCGTCCTCCTGGACGTGGAGCTGGTCCTCCCCGAACCGGAACGTCGGCACGGTGAGCCCCAGCCTCTGCAGCTTGTCGGCGAGGCGCGCGTTGATCGCCTCCGTGGTCTCGACCATGCCGTTCACGACTGCCTCCCCGTCAGCAGGCGCCGGAGGAAGTTGGACGCGTCCCGCTTGAGGGTGGGTCCCCAGTTTCCCAGGCCGCGCCGGGCGACCGGGAACATCATGCGCTGGGGGATGGTGACGACCTTGGCGAAGACCCGCTTGCCCCTGACGAAGAAGCTGAGGGCGGCGGCGGAGACGGGGTAGATCGTCTTGCCGTCCTGGTGGGTCTTCGGGTGGCCCTGGTCGAGCGTGATCGAGAAGCCGTCCGGCTTCTGGTTCGTGTGGGCGCTCGCCGCCATGTGGCCGTTCTTCCGGAGCGGCTGGCCGTCCCGGCTCTTGAGGGCCTCCCACTCCTTGCCGTAGGGGTCGACGCTGTTGACGAAGCCGTTCTGCAGCTCCGTCGTCGCGCCGGCTGCCAGGACCTGGTGGAGCTCCGCGCGCGCCACCGGGCTGCCCAGGGCGCGGACGCGCATCCGGAGGCGGTTGAGAGCCCCGGGGTCCTTCTCCGTGAGCGGCATGGTCAGTCCGTGGAGAACGGCCCGTTGCGGCTGGACGACGTCTGGTTCGGGCTGCGCCCCGAGTACCCGCGCTGCGAGGACGACGTCACCCGCGCCCGCGCGCGGCCGTGACCCTCGGTCGCGTTCGACGATGAGTCCGTGACGTCCGGCGTGATCTTGCCGTTCGCCACGAGGTCCGCCCAGCCCATGATCTGAGGTGGCACGCCGATGATCTCCCGGTACCGCTTCTCGAACAGCGGGTCCCCGACCGCGTCCGGGTTGTACCCGCGGGAGACCATGAGGTCGTACGCGGCGACGATCGCCGTCGCGCGCTTCACGTCCCCACCCACCTGCACGAGCGGGAGCGTGAACCTCGACCTGAAGTACCCGTCCAGGAGCCGACTCGCGTTGACCAGCGCCCGGTTCTTCTGGCTCTCCGTGAACGACGCCAGCGCAGACGCGTTGACGGCAGCGACGTCCAAGTCGCTGATCTCCGCGTACTGCGTGATGGTCGGCATGCACGGCTCCTCCGGTTACTTCTTCTTGTCGGCGGCGGCCTTCGCCGCGTCGCGGTTGCGGGCGGGCGGCGGGCGGCGGGCGGCGGGCGGCGACCCGTCGGCGCCGACCACGTCCTCCTCCTCGTCGACGTCGTCGTCCTGGTCGGGAGCCAGGCTGCCCGGGGTGACGGGCGGCGCCTCGCCGGTCTGGACCGGGGGGGTGACGCTGCCGGGCTTCTCGCCCAGGCGCTTGAGCGCCTCGTCGAGCTGCGCCCGGAGGAGGCCGTTCTCCGCGTCGAGGTTCGACACGTCAGCCCTGAGGGCCATGTTGTCGGCCCGGAGCTTGTCCGCCTCCTCGCGCGCGGCGGAGACCTCGGCCTCGCCGATCATCTCCGTGTCGGAGACGATGCGGAGCCGGGGGTTCTTCTTGACCGCGCGGTAGGACCGCTGGCCGATCACGGTCATGTCGTGGTCCATCTCCACGACCTCCTCCTCACCGCGCTTGCGGCGGACGGGGACCAGCGGACCGTCGTCCTCCTGGTCCAGGACCTCCACCTTCACGGGGCTGCCTGACGGCCAGTAGCGGTGGGCTTCCCCGTGGCCGTTGAAGCCGGGCACGGGGACTGCCTGGATGAGGATGATCTTGGACATCGGTGTCTCCTGGGGCGGCGGTGGTTGGCGCCGCCCCGGTTTCGCCGAGTCCGGGACGACGTCCTTCTGACTTCCTACGTGCTGCAGCGGATGGCGAGGAACGGCAGCGTGTAGCCCGCGGCGCCGCGCGAGTCGATGCCGTAGAGGAACTGGCGCTGCATGAAGACGCTGGGCGCCTTCGGGTCGAGGATCTGGATCAGCTCCGGCGCCTTGCGCTGCTGGAAGACCAGCGGCTTGATACGGTCGGTGCTCATCAGGTACCAGGTGTTCGCGTCACCCGCGAGGCGCGGGTTGATGATCGGCGTGACCAGGCCCGAGTACGGGTTCTCGATCGCGGCGGCCGCGACGTTGTTCCCGCCCTGGGTGATCGCCTGGACCATGTCGCTGTTCCCGCAGATCAGCTTCGCCCACTTCTGGAGCTGGGGCGGGACCATCAGGATCGTCGGCTGGACCTCCAGCGGGATCCCCGACTCGCCCTTGTACGACATCATCTGCGCGTACGCGAACGCGAAGTTGTCGAGGTAGGTCGAGCCCACGTTCAGCGGCAGCGCGCCGGAGGTCGTGGAGTCGAACCGGTTCGAGAACGTCCCCTGCGAGCTGTCGTCGATGTCGACGGGGTGGGCCGAGCTGAAGAACGCCTGGCCGTCGTAGCAGAGCGACGTGATGCCGGCGATCAGCGCGGCGGTCACGATGTCGTCGGGCCAGCGCTTCGCCGCCTCGCCCAGCTTCGTGACCGACATGTTGAACACGCCGAACTGGTCGTCCAGGATCTTGTCCCGGTCTAGGCCGATCGTCTTCTCGAACGGCTTGTTCGTCAGCGTGTAGGAGCGGGCCGCGATCGAGTCCGTGAGGCGGGGACCGATCCACTCGCGCATGCCGGTCAGCTCGGCGAGCCACGGGTAGACCTCGACCTCCGTCCCGGAGGACATCTGCTCGGCGTACTGCTCCTGGTACGTCTTCCGCTTCGTGTACGCCTGCTGGTAGCGGAAGTTCGCCGTCTGGAACAGGAACTGGAGGCTCTGGGGGGTGATTTCCATCTGTCTTGTCTCCGTGCCGCCCTCTTCCGGGCGGCGGTGTTGTTGGACCCTTGGTTCCTGCTCCGACTAGGCGATCGTTCCGACCTTGGCCGACTCGAAGATCCACCCGGTCGCCGTCCAGCGGAGGACGCAGACCGGGCCGATGGCCCCGATGGCGGTGAGGGTGGCGAAGCCGCGCGGGGTCGCCACCACGATGCTCCCGACCGGCGTCGCCGTCGCCGAGATGCACGTGATGATCTTGCGCTGTCCGATCTTCGTGCCGTTCGCCAGCGTGTAGACCACCGTGCCGGCGATCGTCAGCAGCGTGACGTCGGTCGCGACCGAGATCGCGCCGGCCGTGGAGATCGACTCGATCGACAGCCCCGCCTCGGTCACCTGGCGCGAGGCCAGGATGAGCGCGTTGAGCTGCGACGACATGAGGACGAACGCGTCCGTCCCGTTGGGCGCGAAACCCATGAAGATGCCGGCGATGGAGCGCGGCGTGGCGCCACCGTCCGTCTTGCCGACGGTGTTATCGTCGATCAGGAAGACGGGCGCCAGGAAGTCGGCCTGCGCCAGCGCGTCGCCGGCAGAGCCGACGTGCATCGCGAAGATGCCCTGCTGGACCGGAGCCACCAGCGCGCCGCTCGCGAGCCCGGTCGCGTCGTACTGCTGCGGGTAGCCGGCCTTCGAGCGCGCGATCCCCGAGACGATGAGACCGGTGGCAGCGGACCCCGCGACGCCGTAGCCCGTCGAGTCCGTCGCGACGACGCCGCCCACGAAGGGCTTGGCGTTCGCCTTGATCGGGATGTCGAGCGAGGCGGAGAGGACGAGGTCGGGCGTCCCCATCTGGAGCGACTTGCGAGCAGCGGTGAGTGCGGACATCTTCGTGTTCCTCTGCCGCCCTCAAGGGCGGCCGTTGTGGTGGGGGTGTTGGGTTCGCCTCTCGCGTGACTAGGCCGACTGCGCGGCCCGGAACGCCTCGAACTGCTCGATCTCCTTCGGGTCGGTGATGCCCATGCGGAGCATGGTGGCCTTCTCGTCCTTCGAGTACGGCTCGGACTTGCCGTCCTTCTGGGCGCTGGCGCGCAGTGAGACCTGGACCGGCGCCGTCGGGAGGAAGTCCTTCAGCATCGCCAGGCCCTCGACCGTGACGTGCTTGTCCTCCCCGCGGGACTTCTTCTCCCAGAACTGGTCGCGCTGGGCCTTGGAGATCTTGCCCTCCTTGAAGCCGTCGTCGAGCAGGGCGGTGAACTCCTTGTCGCGGCCCTCCGCCTCGATCTCCGCCAGGCGCAGGACGGCCTGGTCCGAGGTCTTCGCCTTCAGCGCGATCGAGCGCAGGACGCCGGTGGCCTCCTTGAGGTCCTTCTTCCCGGTGATGGTGACGACCTCGTCGCGGAGCGCGGCGGTCGCCTTCGTCTCACCCTCGTCGGGCTCCGCGTCCTTCTTCGACTTGAGCTGGGCGGACAGCGAAGCGTTCTCGCTCGACAGCGACGTGTTGGCAGTCGCCAGGGCGTCGCACTTCTCCTGCAGCGCCTTGAGCTGGGCCTTCATCTTCTCCATCTCGTCCATGTCGTCGTCGTCCTTCGCCGCCATGAGCGGCTCAATGTTGTGGAGGGCGGGGTTGTTCGTGAGCGCAACGTTGATGAGCTTGGTGACGCGCATCCGGCCGTCGGGCAACTTCTCGTAGCTGAAGGCGGGGGAGAACAGCCGGTACTCGCCGCCCTCCAGGTACGCGCGCGCGCGGTCGTTCCAGAGGATCTTCGTGGCCCACAGCTCGCCGTTGCGAACCTCGGGGACGAACTCCCGGGCCGACGCGGGCGCCTCGATCGGCGGCTCCACCATCGACTGGTGCTCGTAGTCCATCATCATCGGGACGCCGCGCTGGGCATACTTCCCGAGCACCAGCTCCTGGGCCAGGTCGTCGAAGAGGTACGTCCCCTTCTCCGAGGTGTTGTCGCCGGCCTTGAAGATGCAGAACTCAGTCGGCGCCTTGCCGGCGCCGTCGAGCGCCAGCGGGAGGACCAGGTGGTCGTTCAGGGTCGCGCGGCCGCGAGACGACGACGCGAGCAGCGCCGCCTTCCTGCTGGTCTTGCGTCCGAAGAACTTCACGTCCTCAACGGTAGAGGAAAGCGTCCTCCCTGTGACCATGCCCGTGAGCACGCGGATCAGATTTCGTGCGCACGGCCGTGATAACGACCGTGGATAATCACACCTTGATGCGCGCCTCCAGCTCGTCCCGGATCTCCTCCGGGTACTTGCCGAGGTCTGGCTCCCAGTTCTCCCCCTCGCGCTCCGGGCGACCGCCGAACCCGTCGTCGGCGTGGTCCGTGTCCGGCGCCTCGTCGACGCCCTCGTCCTCCGCCTCCTCCTTCGACAGGCCGGTGATGACGCACCGGCAGTTGAAGTGGAGCGGCGGGTGGTTCTCGTCCCAGAACTCGTCGTCCTGCTCGAGCACCGTGCCGTTGAGGTCGAGGCACTCGTCGTCGGCGCGGTCGTCGTCGATCGCGTCGAACCGGAAGTAGGGTCGCGCCTCCTTCACCGCCGGCGCCGAATAGACCTCATACCGCCCCTCGTTGTAGGCGGTCTGCACGTTCGTCCGGAAGATCGTCTCCACGCGCGACGCGTCCTCCGCACCCCACTCCTTGAACAGAGACTCCTGGACGTTCGCCTTGAACGTCTCCAGGTCCGTCCCGTCCCGGACCGCGGCCTCGATCGCGTCGTAGACGTCGAGGATCATATCCGCCTGGGAGACCGCAGAGACCGTGAAGGCGAACTTGCGCTCCCTCTCCGCGAGCTTGTCCCACTCGCCGCGTGACACCGGGAGCCGGCGCTCGAACGCGTGGATCGCCTCGTCGTACCGGTCGACGTCCGGCGTGACCTCCGGGAGCGGGTGAGGCTTCTTGCGCTTCGGCTCCGGGTTGACGACCCGGACGGACGGCCCCTCGTGCCGGCGCCGCGGCGGCGGCTTTGGCGGCTTCTTCGCCGCCACGGCTACGCCCCGTTGACCTGGCGGCCGAGCCAGAGGCGCGCGAGTCGGAGCAGCTCCTTGACGTCCTGGTGCTGCCCGCCAGCGGCGAAGTGGGAGGTCAGCGCGGCCACGACGACCTGCTTCTTCGTCACGCCGAACCGCCCCTGGGCCTCGGTGATGAGACGCGCGATCTGGACGGGGACGTAGACCTGGAGCTTGACGCCGGTGCGCCGCT